CCCAGTAGGCGTACTCCTCCTTGTACAACCTCTGTACCATTTCAGTCGCTCCGTCCTTCTTCGGCAGGGCGAAGACGACGAGCTGGACATCGGGACGCTTCGAGAGTGCTTCGAGTACGTCTTTGATGTGATTCACGTCCGCACCTAATCCTACGGAGCCTGAGATGCCTATCCTGACCTTATCGCCCTCGTTCCGCAGAATCTCGTCCTCGTCCGGCCAGTCTTCGGGGTCCACACAGTTCGGTAACACGACTACATTAGGGTTCAACTCGCGATACTCCTTCGCAAGAAACTCCGTGGAGCAGGTAACGAGGTCCGCGTGCTTCACAAAACTGTCTATCCCCTCATCAATCTTCTGAAACATCGGACTGAGTGCCAAACCGCCCAGCCCCTTATAGGTATCGTCATTATCGGCGACTATCTTCTTCCCCTGCTCCCTCAACTTCTGGGCTATCTTCATGCTCCGTTCGTCATTCGGGCGGTGGAAGACGATAATATCCGCGTCTAAAACTCCCTTCGCCTTCATCTCGTCGGGGATAACCCTGCTTTCGAGCGAAGTACGATCCCCATCCCACCCACCTTCTCGGAGGGGGAGCAAACAGCGCACGAAGTAACACGTTTCAAGCATACTATTCGCGAAATAGACCTTCGGATGTTCCTTACTCATTGTTTCATTATTCTCCTAACGATAGCGGCAATCATATCAGTCAACCGTTCTCGTTCGTCGTTTATCTCTCCCTTACTGCTATAACGCTCAATTGCTTTAACATATAGGGGGTCAGTCAAGATATGGCACAACTCGTGCAGAATCCTATCACGCTTCATCTCCCCCTTCGCCCATGTTTCGTAAGCATCTGTAGAAAACTTAATAGTGGGGTCGAGATAGGGATATGTGCAACTGATTGAAAGATAAGTCGTCTCTTTATCGTGTTTAATCTTAATCTCATGCAACTCCATCTGAAGAATCGGAGCGTAGAAATCAACCTGTTTCCGAATCCAGTCCTTAAATTGATTCTGCGTCTTACTCATTCTCCAGTTCGGCTAGTTTGCGCTTCATCTCGGCTATCTCTGCCTTTCGAGCTTCTTCGAGTTGTACTAGGAGCTTCTTGGCGGCTTCAATCTGTTCTTTGATTGAACCAGTGATAGGGGGCGTTTCTACCGCCCTAGGAGCCTCTGTAGCGGGCGATTGTGCCATAGGCGTCTCTCCGCCCGTCTTCGCTGAAACAGCCGCCAAATCTTCCGAAGAGGGGACGTAAGGTGCCTCAACGGGAACCACAATCTGCTTCGTCCTCGGGTCTACCGTATTCCCATTCTGGTCGATGTTGACCTTCGTCCTTTTTAAGTTGGGGGAAATTTGTACGTTTCCCATTATTTCTTTTGTTTAGGTTTCTTCTTATAGCCGATGAACAAGCGAGGATTCTCTACCGAATACTCTATCCCAAGGTACTGCTCTAACTTCTTCAGTCGGTGGTTGCTCTCGAAACAATCTCTGAAAACCTGCTCATAATCGGAGACTGTCATGCTTAGTTCCTCTCTCCGAGAGTCGGACTCGTTCAAATGAATCCTTAGATTCTCCACTTCTTCTTCAAGCTCTTCGTTCTTCGCGTCTAGAGCATCGAGGCGTTTTCTGTTGAACATGAAAATACTATACCACATCCCATACGCAAAAACCACCCCGAAGGGTGGTCTCTGTGGAGCTATTTTTTAGCTCGGCCTTTGTAGTTGTCCGTCTGACAGTGGCAGTTGAGACAAAGGACTCTTCCGTTGTCTACTGCCTTCCTGAGTTCGGGATGGAGGTTGAAGGACTTTATGTGGTCTGCTTGCAGGAACGGGCTTGTAATATCGCCCTGAATCCCGCATAGCACACACGCATAGCCGTCACGTTCGTAGACCGCCTCTCTCCATTGTTTGTACTCTGAAGAGTTGCGGATCTGCGTCTTTAACGGTGTTATCCCACCTTTCCACCAAGGGTGTTCTGCGCCTCTTTTAGTGGGGTTGTTTACCCTATTCCTTTCTGAAAGTGCTGGATTCTTAAGTCCCTTGTTCCAAGCAGGGATACCTTTCCTGTTCGGGCGAGGCCCACTCATTTTCTGTTTCCATTCTTCGGTATGTTTGTGACCGCTGAATGATTTGTTTCCTAAGGCGGCCTTGCTCATTTTGAGTTTGGTCGCCTCTGAGTGGGTCTTGCCCTGCATCGACATAGGTTTATCTTACCATCAAAATCAAGATATTGCTACTCTGACCATAATGGCGAAATAGCCTATGTATTTGCTCAGGCGGGCGACTTAATAAAGACTCCTGCGTTGTCCCTGTTCTCGATTGTACCGTAGAGCAAGTCTGCGGTCGTAATCGTCGAAAGGTACTCGGGAACGTAGTGCGACTGGATGCGGACACCGTAGCGTCCGGTCATCGAGCTGCCTGTGTTCGACGCCATTGAACCACCTTCACCAAGCGGGGACGTTGCAAAGTGCAATGCGTCGCTCTGTGCGAGTGCGTTGGCGCGACCGGTGCTTCCCGACACATACTGGATGTTGTTCGAGATGTACACCTTGATACCGTAGAGGTATGCTGCGGGCCGCTTCGCCGAAGGGTCGTTTACGGGAGAGTTGATGGCAAGCGAGAACTTGTCGATGCCTTGCAACTGCTTCCAAAATGCGTTCGGCGAGAAGAAGAACGCAACGTCGTTTCCTGCGGTGTCGATACCGACCGATTCCAAAGCGGCGATTGCCGCGCGGATGTCGGAGTCAGCGATGTTCGTGACCGAAGAACCAACTACCGTAGAAAAGCCGCTGAAGAGAGATGCAAGAGCCACCTCAAGTTGCTTGGCCATCGTGTAGCCAGCGTTCATCGCGTACTTGTTCATGATGTAGTAGCTACGCTTTACCTGCGCGGCTTCACGGTCTTCAATCGCAAACGAAACTTCAAACCACTGGTCAACGTTGAGCGTGATTTTCGCGTCCGTCGGGGCGTTGCTTATCTGTTAATCTCCCATTACTAGGAGTGTCGGACTATATCTTCACCATTTCTGGTGCGGGAGGCTGTGGGCTCACCGTAGTGTCCCTAGTCTCTGAACCTTCCTCGGACTTCCCCGAGGCTCGGCTGCTGATTGACCTCAAGCCGCTTTATGAGGTGTTCCAGCAATTCTTCCCGTTTTATCACTGACGTTGAGGTACTTTATTAATGCTTTCATTCGTGTGGTGTCTTCGTGTACCAGCCCTAGAACGGTATTGCAGTTCGTACACAACCATCCTCTAAACTTATTCGTCTTGTGGTTGTGGTCTAAACACAATCCCTTCTTGAAGCTAGAGCCTAAAGCACCGCACACTTCACATCTATCTGGCTTAGGTCTTGGGGCGGTCTTGATAAGATACCGCACTCCGCCTCCTTTCCAGTTTGGATGATTTTCTCCTCTAGCATAAGTACCTCTATCCTTTGCTGAACATAGAATCGAACAATACTTGTTCTGCTTCTTGCCGTATTTCTTACGTTCACACGGCTTGGAACAGACCTTGCACTTAAATACATCGTTTCCCCCGTTCCATCGTGGATTGCCCTTGCTAGCCCATCGTGCCGACTTCGTTTGGTCGTAGCACGTTCGACTACAAAAGTTTCTGCCAATCCGTATCTGGCTGGGAGGTCGCGTGATTGTTCGGTTACAAGTAGTGCATTTCACTTATGCAGTCTACTTTATGTCAGTTGGAGAGTCAATGCCCCCAATCCGAGGGTCACTGCCGTCGCGTTCGTTTTCGCGTTGGCGCTCATTTCGGTAACCGTAGGCGTGTACAGGATGTTGCCGCCGTCTGCAAGCTCCGAACTTCTATCAGTGAAGAAGTCCGCAATCATCAACTTCAGTTTAAAGAAGTCGTTGACCCTGTCTCCCCAAATTGCCGGTATATAACTAGCTAAAGTGGTGAGGGTTTCTGTAGTTGTGGGGAATGCCAATTTCGTGGCCCTAAATGCTTATATTCTTAAAGAACTTCGCACTGGGCTATTTAGCCCTCGTCTTCTCCCATTCTGCCTTGTGCTCTGCTTCGGTCATGCCGGGTCGGAATCCTGAGGAGTCCTCGTCCTGACCTGAACCTTTGGATGCGCCGAGTTTGGCTTTCTCCTTGCGTTCCGCTTCCTTCTGATCCTTCTGATACGCTATGAACATCGGGTCTTTCAGGGCTTCATTCAAGGGTATGTCCTTGCCCTTCGCTATCGCTTTCGCCTGGTCTATCTCCTCGTCGGAGAGTCCCCTGGCGATGAGCTTCAGCTCGTCTGGGTTAATACTGGGGGCGGTTAATGTTTGTTTTGCTTCGAGTTCTTTCAATTTGGTCTTAGCCTCCTTGAGTTTTGTCTCTGCGTCCTTTGCACGAGCATACGCCTTTTTCTCAGCGTCGCTGTACTCGGGTTTTGCTTCTTCCGAAGCGTCTGCGTTCTCCGTCGCCACGTCCTGTTCGTCTAAGAGGGACAGGTCCTCGTTTTCGTCTTGCATAAGCTGCTTGACTAGGTTATTTAGAGGGGATGACCTTTCCCCAAGAGTGAGTAAGCCTCACAGGAGAGTTGCCTCTCCTCTAGTGCCTACCGATTCGCCAGCTGTTCCTGTATTAGCATCTTCTTGTACTCCTTCTGTCCGACCCGAGAGATGGTTTCCGCGTTCCACTTCGAGGGAGTCTTTTCGTCAACGTCCTTCGGTTTATCCTTGAGTGTCTTTCCCATTGGTTTATATTTTGGGACCTTTACCGTGGTTCGTCAACTTTTTGTTTCGGCTTGGGGTCAAAGAGGGTAGAAAGGTTCTCGAACGCCTCATCGACAAGCTCCCGTGCCTCAGCTACGCCCGACACATC